GTCGCCCCGGTCCGTGATGATCAGGACGACGATGGCCATCGCCGCGATGATCAACGCGGTGAGCGTCGGGAGCGTGGCAAGCGCGACGGCAAGAAGCGGGAAAAGAAGGTCAAGAACGACGTCAGCGAGCTGCGCGAAGTGGACTTTCTCGACAAGTTCATCAGCAAAATGTACGGCTACCAGAAAGAGCTGTTCGCCGCGAAACAGAACCCGCTGACCGCCAGAATCCGGAACATCCTCAAAAGCCGCCAGGTGGGGCTGACCTACTACTTCGCCGGCGAAGCCTTCATGGACGCGGTGCTGACCGGCGATAACCAGGTGTTCCTATCGGCCAGCCGCGCCCAGTCCGAGATTTTCCGCAGCTACATCATCGCCTTTGCCCAAGCGTGGTTTGGCCTAGAGCTGACCGGCAACCCGATCGTACTTAGCAAGGACGGCAAGCCCTGGGCCGAGCTGCGCTTTCTCAGTACCAACAGCAGCACTGCGCAGGGTCACCATGGCCATGTGTACGTTGACGAATATTTCTGGATCCGCGACTTCGAGAAACTGAACACCGTGGCCAGCGCCATGGCGACCCATAAGAAGTGGCGTAAAACCTATTTCTCCACGCCCAGTGCCGTATCGCACCAGGCGTACCCGTTCTGGCAGGGTGAGAAATTCCGCAACAGCAAACGCAAGGCGGCCAAAGATCCATGGCCGAGCGACAAGCAGATCTCTGCCGGCGCGCTATGTCCGGACGGTCAGTGGCGCAAGGTCATTACCATCCTGGACGCGATCGCCGGCGGCTGCGATCTGTTCGACCTTGAGCAGCTGCAACTGGAGTACGACGACGACAAGTTCCAGCAGCTGTTCATGTGCAAATTCATCGACAGCAGCCAGAGCGCATTTTCCTTGGCAGATCTGGAGCGCTGCTATTCGGACCTGTCGTTGTGGGCCGACTTCGATCCGGACGACCCGCGCCCGTATGGCAACAGTCCGGTCTGGATCGGTTACGACCCGAGCCGGACACGCGACGACGCGACATGCGTGGTCATCGCACCGCCGCTGGAGAACGGCGGCAAGTTCCGGATCCTAGAGAAGCACAGCTGGCGTGGTCAGTCATTCAAGTATCAGGCCGAGCAGGTCAAGAAGCTAACCGAGCGCTTCAACGTTCAGCACATCGGGATCGACACGACCGGCATCGGCTACGGCGTCTTCGACCTGGTGCGCGACTTCTACCCGCGTGCGACCTCGATTCACTACAGCCTGGAAACCAAGAACCTATTGGTGCTCAAGGCGCAGGACACCATCCAGGGCAGCCGCATCGAGTGGGACGCCGGCTGGAACGATATCGCCCAGGCCTTCCTGACAATCAAGCGCGGCACAACCGCCAGCGGCCAGGTGACCTACAGCGCGTCGCGAACCGACGCGACAGGTCACGCGGACGTGGCCTGGGCGGTCATGCACGCCCTGCAGTACGAACCCCTCAACACGGACAAAAAGCGGCGCAGTCGCTACGCACTCACTGGATCAACTTCCCATGGCAAAACCCAAAACCCTGCAGCAGGAAAAACCGGCGCAACGGCCCATGCGTGCATTCACGTTCGGCGCGCCGGAATCCGTGCTGACCGACAACATCGCGCAGTACCTGGGCGTGTTCGCCAGCGACGACGGTCGCATGTTCACGCCGCCAGTCTCACGCAGGGGGCTGGCCAAGCTGCTCAAGGCCAACGCACACCACGGCGCGATACCAGGGTTCAAACGCAATCTGCTGCTGCGTGAGTTCATCCCTTCAGCCGGCCTGTCAGTGGCCGATATGAGTCGGGCTGCGTTGGACTTCATGGTGTTTGGCGAAGCGTACTTCTACCGGGTACCCAATATGCTCGGCCAGATCCTGGAGCTGCGACACCTGCCTGCCATCAACATGCGGGTGAAGGTCGACGGTGGGTTCGTCCAGTTGGAACAGAACGGTAAGGAAACCGAGTTTGACGCCGACGAGATCGAGCACGTCCTCAACTACGACGTAGAGCAGAACATTTATGGCGTGCCCGAATACCTGGGCGGCCTGCAGGCGCTGCTGCTCAACGAAGCCGCGACGCTGTTTCGCCGGCGCTACTACAGCAACGGCGCGCACGCGGGATACATCTTCTACACCAACGACCCGAACCTGACCGAGGAGGACGAAGAGGAGTTGCGTGCCCAGATCACGGCCAGCAAAGGCGTGGGCAACTTCCGATCGATGTTCGTCAACATTCCAGGCGGTTCCGAGAAGGCCATTCAGATCATCCCGGTGGGTGACTTCCAGGCCAAGGACGAACTGGAGAAAGTGAAGAACATCACGCGCAATGACGTGATCGCGGCCTGGCGCATGAATCCGGCGCTGGCCGGAATCATCCCGGAGAACAGTGGCGGCTTCGGTGACATCGAGAAGATCGATCGCGTTTACACCAGCAACGAGATCAGGCCGATCTGTCAGCTGTTTGACCAGGCCAATGAGACGCTGCGGGAAGACAGGCGATTTGCCTGGAAAGCGGTCCCGGCGCCAGCGGAAACCACTGTATAAATGAACAACAAATCGAGTAAGCAAATCAAAAACATGGCAAAATGACGCCATAGTTTATTACCTTGGGAGAGGGACTTATGAGGATCAAATGCACATCGTGCGGTCACAAGGGCCGGATCGGCTCAAGAGAGGAAGTGACGTGCCAATATGTGAAGTTGTATTGCCAATGCTTGGACGCAACTTGCGGCCACACTTGGGTCGCAAATCTTGTGTATTCACATACGCTCAGGGAATCTGCTCGTAAAGTAGGGACGCTGGAATCAGCATTGTTCGATCGACTGCGGGACATGCCTGTCGAGCGTCAGCAGGAAATTCTCGCCAGCTTGGACAGAACTGCGTCTGTGTAACCGCACTCCCTCGCCTACCCAAGGCTACCCTCGCAATAACAACCGCCGCCATGCCTGCTCCGCAGGCATATAAGCCGCCAACACAATCCCCCTTGACTGAAAAAAATCCGGCGCGGCGGAACCCGCGCAGCGGCCGGTTGTCCGACAAAACCTTACCCAGAACTATGAAGAGCACCCAAGCGTTCAGCCCGCGTGCGCCTCTCTCGATATTTCGATGTCGCCTCGGCGCGCCCAATTACCGATCTTGGTCCGGTGGACCTTCGGCACCTTGTGCCGAAGTGCCAGCGATGGGTGCAGGGCACTGCCCTGCCGCTAGGCGGGCGCGTAGCCCGCGATCCTCTGGAAAGCTGAGCGCAGCGAGCTGAGCCCTTGGGCGAAGGCATAATAATGTACCCAACACGCGATACCCCAAACGACTCCGGAAGCCTCTTTCTTTACCCAACGGGGGTGCTGTAGGGGGTTTAAAATTCCATTTAATTCAAATGCTTCCTGGGCCAGGGCGAATTCCGTCGGCGCAGCCGAAAAATGGCGACAGAAAACGGACGCAAACGTGGCGTTCTGCCGGTACGTTAAAGGGAAGTCAGGTTGGGAGATGGAGTTTTTCAGACACCAGGCGTGACCTGGCCTCGCATGGGGCGCGATATGTGCGGGGGGTTATGTGTCTTTCTTGACCTGGACACTTCGCAGCAGGCGGGCTAAGGCGTCGTCAGGGCCTTCAGACCCGCCGCCAGGCGTTAATGGCGGTCGGTGCTGGCTGTTCGAGCTAGGGGCAGCCTGAGCGTCTGGAGACGCCTTGCGCGCCTCACTCTGCTGCCAATTACGCCTCGACGTTTCCCGCCGTAGGGTCTCAATAGACGCTTTTTCCTGTCGGACCGCACGAAGGGCACCAACCTCGCGTAACTGGCGCTCACGCTTCTTGATCGCTGCCTTCTTGGCCTTGTGCCAAAGGTACCGGCAGCCGAGTTCACTGAAGAACTTTTCAGTAAACCGGATCAGGCATCGAGTACGAACCAGGTTCAAGCCTGCGTTATCTTTCTCATCGAGCCGAACCTTCTCGATCCGTCGGTAGACGAGGCCTGCGATCTCAAGCCCACGGATAAGCCGGTTAAGTGACGCTGGCGAAATATCACTGTCCTCGGCAACACCGCACTGGGTGTTGAGAAAGAACTGTCCGCGCTCTACGTCGAGCCAACCCAATACACCTGTTGCAAGGTCCAGGCGCAACAACAATTGTTCAGCCACCTTAGAAAGCGCAACAAAGGGCTCTGAACGCGTGCGACGGCTACCATGGATCGTGTCGAGGCTCCGCAGGTACTTCCCACGCAGATCTGGGATCTGGCTGAGCCTGGAGAACGCCATGCGCACAAGAGGAATTTTCAGCTGATCAGCCGTTAGATTCCGCCTTTCTCGGAAACGAGGGGGACGCACTGGCGCATGGAGTGCGGCGTGAGGGTCTTTTTTGTCGCGAGGCGTGGCAGTAGGCCGGCCCTTTCCGGGGCCGGCCTTTCGATTACGTGAGTGGATGTCCTTATCGAGAACTGTCACAGACGCTAATTCACCTGATGAAGCAAGGTGACGCCTGGACGGTCGTCAATAACTGTCTGAGCACGAGAACGCAGCTCACTGCAACGAGCCTCTACAGCTCGCAGCCGGTCGACAAACTCAGGTAGTTTTTCGAGGTCATCGATGTCAATCCGACCGTCCTCGAGGATCTCGCTACCGAGTTGCACTGTTGCCCCCAGGCGAGCCACCAATTGCCCGAATACACCGACAGGATTGCCATCACCGTTCAGTTCACGCGCACCCGTAAGACCATGTCGGCTGGCCAGCTCGTTGATGCAGCGCTCTTGATGATCAGCGTCCAGAGAAAGAACCCATGATTCTTCAATCCAGCTCGGCAGATCGACCTCTCCGCTCAACCAACGGCCTACCCTACGCAGCCAGGCTCCGGAGGCTTTCAAGAAAGCGACGGTGTCGTTGCCCTGGGCGAGCAAGGTGAAGTCGGGAACATCCTTCCCCACTGCTTTATCTGGGACCAGGCAATGCAGTTGCACGCTCAAGGACTGCGCGAAGTCGTCCTGGCTAAAACCGGTACGCGCAATCATGTCTGCGGCGTGGGCCACCAGAACCTGATCACGCGAGACCAATGACTGTCCGGAGTTGGACATAGTCATACGAGCCTGCCGGCTTTAGCCTGCATTACGGTCACTGCTTTGTGATGCGGGAACGGGCGCTGCTCGTGCGCGGTGTAGGAACCGTCATCGTGGACTGTGACCATGATCTTACGGCCCAAACGAATCGCTTTATGCACTGCTGCAGGGCTGATACCGAATGCTTCAGCAACCGATGCCTGACCGATCTGGGCGACTAGATCGGGCAATGGGATTTGATTCATGGCAGAACTCTCTGACTGGACACCCAAATGTTAACCTCAGGTAATCCAATAGACAAGAGAAAAGTAACCGCAGGTATCCTAAATGTCAGCATCGACGCACCCGCAGGTAATCTTTTTCGATTAACCTCCGGTTTATCATTGCGCCCTATGACCAAGAAGCCCCCACTCCCCCCTAAGCTCCTCGCCGAATGCCAAGCGGCCAACGAGCTGTACCTGTCGAAGAAAAACGAACTGAAGCTCAATAAGAGGAAGATTGCCGACGAGATCGGAGTCAGTCCCGCTGCAGTCGCGCACTACCTCAGCGGCGTCAATGCACTGAACGTAAAATTTGCATCTGCACTTGCCAGGCTTTTGGGAGAGCCGGTTGATCGATTCAGTCCGCGACTGGCCGCTGAGATTGCAGATCTGGCGGCTACCACGGATCACAGCAACGTGACCCCGATGGTGCAGCCTCGGAGAGAGGCTAGGGAGTACCCATTAATCACGTGGGTGGACGCAGGCGCGGGCATCGAATCTGCAGGTTCGTATCCCTTAGGGATATCTGATGAGTGGCTTAGCTCAACCGAGAACGCAGGGCCAAGTGGATACTGGCTGCGCGTTAAGGGAAAGTCGATGACATCGGATACCCCTCCCACATTCCCGGAAGGCACGCCCATTCTGGTCAGACCTGAGGGTTTCGATATCATCAGCGGCAAGTTCTACGTAGCCCGGCACACAGTTACCGGCGAAACGACCTTCAAGCAGTACATCTTGGACGCCGGCGTCGGTTACCTGGTACCGCTGAACCAGGCTTACCAGACCGTGCAGGTAGAGGGTGACTGGGAGATCATTGGCAGAGCGATCGATGCCAAGGTAACGGGCATGTAGGTTACGAATACCGCATCCTCTTACTGCCCCTCCCGCTGCTAAGCGAGCTGCTGGATACCTACCTCCCCCTCACAATTAAAGACTTTGCTTCAGATCAACGGTGCTGCCTGGTGGAGAACTATGAACAACGATATGGCCTTTGCCGATCCTGAAGTTCTTCATGACTGCAATTGCAACATTCCATACCTCTTTGGCGACTTCTTCACCAGCTTCGACAACATTTCCATCATCATCGATTATCGCTAGACGTGCAGGCCGTCCGTCGCTTGTGGTCAGCTTGTACCCGGTAGTGACATTGGCACTGACACAGCCCTTTGCCAACATACCCGTCTTAGGAATACCGATCATTAGTGTGCCTCTCCCAATTGAGAATCTGCATATTGGTTGACAATAAGGGCAATGGTGCTTGCGTGCATTGTGCGCAAACCCTGCACCACGCTGATCGCCCCCCAATTTTCCTTTTCGACAGCTTCATCTAGTGCCTCATTGGCACCACGATACCCTTCGATACTGTCCAGCAAAAGCTTCAAAGTGTTAGGTTCAGTTATATTAATCTTGAGAGTCATGTCATATTCCTTATGCGGCCACATAGCCAACGCTAGTTCTTTTCAACAAGCCAACTTCCATGGCCGCATGAAACAACTTAATCATTCAGCTACCCTCAAGCGTTCTTGTAGTTGCTAATGAATTCTTTGGCACAAGCCATTAGTAACTCGAAGGCGAGATCAGTCGACTCTGGAAGATGCAGAGGAAGGGTAAGCGAGACCCCGTTCAGCACAAATTTAAAACTCGGACGCTTGCGACCTTCAAGAACCCCTTCGATAACCAAGTAGAGGTCGGCCAACTCCATAGAAGGTATTAGGTAAGTACCTTGTTTCATGACCACAGCTATCCTAATCGTCCACTCAAGGTCGCATCGGGCATGCAAGATCACGCTTACACCTGGGGAGGTTTTAAAGTACGAATTGACGTGATCCTCAATGACTTGAGTGAAACGCTCTGGCGTTGCACCGCTGTACGAAATCGCAACGGTTGAAGTTCGACCAGCCATGGCCGTCCAGATGTGCCATTCGGCTACACCAGGCACAACCATGAGCTGGGCAACATCAACCACGACCTGTTCGCTGACGTCATCAAGCGGAAAAGCGCAGAGGAACCCTGACCTGCGTTGTTGGCTGTTAGCCAACTGGCCTACGAGGTGGTTCCTTGCATCGGGGGACAGGGTTACGAGGTGCATCGTTAATCTCCGCTTAGATCGGTGCAGCGCCAGGCGCTGAACTCATAGGCGTAGATTAACCTCAGGTAACGAAATAAATCAATACCGCAGGTTACCTAAATCAACCTGCGGTAAATCTCATGCTGGGTGCTGGTTGGTCCACATCAACCGCGCTACCCCACGGGCGATTCTGGTGACACGCACGCTTTCCTCAAGCTCTAACTGCTCCAGGAACACGTCCCAGTCTGAAGCACTTTCGTCAGGCTGCCTGGCTATAGTGGTGCGTCGCGTACTCTGCGCAGCCGAGCTGTTGATCTGTCGGTGAATGCGACTTATCAGGCTTTGGTAAGGCGTGAACGACTGAGGTGCGACACCTATAGGGACTTCCTGCAGCATAAAGACTCCTAGCCATAACTGTATGAACATACAGTATATTCACAAAACCTATGCACGCAACCCTCAGTCCCAGTCCTCGCTGGCCACCCATGCGCCTGTCTTGCGATTGATCTGCAGCAGCCTTTGCTGGCCTGTACGAGACAGCAGTTGAACATCGATGAATTTGCCAGACCTGTCTTCTGCGCTCATGCCACGCATGAAAACAACGATCCTTTCAAACGTATCCATTACCAGCTGCCTTACCTTTTCCCTGGCCGAATAGTCCCCACTGCGGACCAGCTCTGCCAACTCTACCCACCTCTCGGCTTGGGCAGGCTTACCGGATCCAGAGACGGTGGCCAGCTCATATTCCAGTTGCTGCACCTTCTTATGAGCCTCGGCCTGCGCTGCTTCAAGCTCTCGTGCCCTTCGGATGAACGCTGTCGGCGCAGTACCGCTGTCGTCAGCAAGTAGAGCGTCTGTAATTCTGTCAAGTTGAACAGAAAGCTTTTCAGCAGTTGATCGAGCGACGGCCAGTTGTTGGCGAATCCCTTGCCCGTCATCTCCTACTTTCAACAATCGTTGCAGATTGAGCTGATCGGAGCAGAACGTAAGCAACGCCCTCTCAACTGGCACCACGCTGCAAGAGCCACCGGCAGTGCAACCACCATTCACACCATATGAAACGCAGTGAAGTCTTCGATGACCATCAGCAATTGTTCCATCGGCTCTCTGCCGAGTCATCATGTTCTGACCCACCAGTGCCGTGCCGCAATAACCACAATAGGTAAGGCCGATCCCTGTGATGATCCCAGGGATCTCGCCGTGCCCACGGCGACGCAGTCGTTGGCCAGCAAGATGCTGCAGTTCTGCCCATTCTGATTCGGAAAGCAACCGGGGGTAGTATTCCTCCAGTATGAAATCCTCACCATCAACGGATAGACATTTCGCTCCCCTTAGTGCTTGAAGCTTGATCAATCGATAGATCTGCTGCTTCGATATACCACTAGCTGAATAGTCCAGCCCTTCCGCGTGCAATATCTTCGTTGCACGCGCCGCGCCCATACCTTCTTGATACAGAGCCAAGGCACGACGAACGGCAAGCACGCGCTCCGGGATCATTTCCCAAGCACTGCCCGTCCACCTAAGCCATTGAGGATCTTTCCCGTTCCGGATCAGTCCTCTATAGGTACCGGACTGCCAGGCTTGGCATAACCGAAGGATTGAGGCTTTCACTCGCTTGCTCTTCGTGTCGGACTCTTCGTGCGCTCGGATCATAACGAGGAGCGAGTAGACCAGGTCCATTGGTTGAGCTTTCAACCCGGCACGGTTGTACTCTTTCCCGTCACTAGCAGTGACGACAGTGATGCCGGCATTGATTATCTGGGCAAGCTGAGCCTGGGCTTGGATCGGCTCAGCGCGACTGAGACGGTCAAGTCCTTCAACGACCAGAAAGGAACCAGCTGCGATGCGGCCGTCCTCGATTGCGCGCAGAAACACACCGAGAGCGCCTTGGGTAACGTGACGTTGATGATAAGCAGAGAGACCTTCGTCACGAAGGGATAGCGAATCGTCGAGAATTAGCCCTTTGGACGCAGCCCATTTAGTCGCATAGTCCAACTGACGCTCGGCACTGTGGCCCGCAGCCTGACGAACGTCGGAAAAGCGCAGGTAGCTAAAAACTTTGGCTGTCGTCAC